ATATTAGTCAATGCAATAAAAGAATTAAAAGCAGAAATAGACGAATTGAAAAAAGGGTAAGCTACCATGTTCTTCGGTGCAACTACCTTTTCCCAAACAACATTTGCAGATATTGGAATAGCCAATGCTCTTGTCGATGTAACAGGTTCACAAGTCAATACATCCGTTGGTAATGTCACTATTGTTGGTGAATCATTAGTTCTTCCAAACGGCAATCGATATAATTTATCTACAGGAACAGTAACCGTTAAAGAAGGTGCTAATGTTCCAGTTACAGGAAATAGATTAAACACGGATACAGGAACCGTTACTTTCTCTATATCAGGAAGAGTAATTCCTACCGGTAGTAGAGTTAATACTACAATAGGTAATGTAACTATTCTAGCAGGAGCAGTTGTTCCGGTTACAGGGAATAGATTTAATATTAGTACAGGTGATCCTGTTATTGTTGGAAACGCATTAGTTGCAGCAACAGGTAACGCATTAGATCTTGCAACAGGAACAGTAACCGCAGCGGCCGGAGCCGTAGCATCTGTTTCTGGAAACAGGGTTAACGCATCAGTTGGTAATGTAACCACAATTGGTAATGCAGTTATTTTACCAAACGGTAATCAATTAAATATTGGTACAGGGACTGTTACAATTTCTGCCGATGCAAACTTCTCCGTTACAGGTAATAGAGTTAATTTAACAATCGGTAATGCAGTCGCTAAAGCAAATGCAACCGCTATTGTTACAGGAAACAGAGCTAATCTAAGTACAGGGACCGTGACAATCGTTGGAAAAGCAACTATAATACCAACAGGTTCTCAATTAAATGTAGGCACAAACCAACCTAACATTAGATTATGGAATCCTATTGATCCTAGTGTTTCTCAAGTTTGGACAAGGATTTCAACACCGTAAGGATAAATTATGTTTTTTGGATCAACTTCTTTTTCACAAGCAGCTTTCTCTGATGTTGGAACTAACGTAACCAATTCTGTAGTTATTCCTCTAGGTAGTCGAGTTAATGTAGCTATTGGTAATTTAGGACCTATTCCTGATGTATTAATTGTTCCAACAGGGCTACAATTAAATGTTGCAACAGGTACCCCTTCTGTGATATCATGGAACCCAATACCTCCAGGGGTTAATCAAGTTTGGGTACCAATAGACCCAGACGCATAGGAGAATTATGGCATCAAGTACATCTACAGATTTAAAACTAGAACTCATAACAACAGGTGAAAAATCTGGTACGTGGGGAACTATTACTAATACAAACTTACAAATTTTAGAACAAGCAGCTAGTGGTTACTTATCACTTGCAGTAGGTGGAGCGGATGTTGCTTTATCTTTAGCAAATCATGCTACAGCAAATGGTAAAAATTTATACTACAAATTAACTGGTACATTGACTGCAAACAGAACAGTTACTATGCCGGACTCTTCAGAAAGAGTTTTTATTGTAGAAGATGCAACTACAAGATCTTCATCTAACTATACTTTAACTATTAAAACAGTATCTGGTACAGGAGTTAAAATGCCGGTTGCTTCTAAAATGATTTTATATTCTGATGGTACAAATATTCATTCAGGATCATTGACTAAAGGATATTACACAATACCTGCTGGTTATACTGCAGTTAATGGGGACCAGTTATTAGTTGATACTTCTGGAGGAGGTTTAGGAACTCCGGTAACAGTGACTTTACCTGCTAGTCCATCAGTTGGTGAAGAAGTAACCATTATTGATAGTGGTAATGCATTTGCCTCAAACAACTTAACTGTTGGTAGAAATGGTTCTAATATTTTAGGTAATGCTGCTAATTTAGTTTTTTCTACAAATGGCGCTGCTTTTACTTTAGTGTATGTTAATGCAACTAGAGGCTGGGCATATAAAGATAACATATAGGAGCTAATAAATGGCTCTAATTGATTTTAAAGTCTTACCAGGAATAGATAAGCAAGATACATCATCTGGAGCAGAAAACAGATGGGTTGATTGTGATAACACAAGATTTAGATATGGACTACCAGAAAAAGTCGGTGGTTGGTCATCATTAGTTACTGATACTATTGTTGGAGTTGCAAGACGTCAATTTGCATTTGTAGATTTGGACGGAAATAGATACATTGCAATCGGTACAGATAAATTTTTACTTATATATTTTGAAGGTCAACTTTATGATGTGACACCTTTAAAATCTACTTTATCTTCTTGTACAATTGCAACAACATCTGGTTCAGCAGTTTGTTCTATTACAAAAGCAAGTCATAATTTAAGTGCGGGTGATATTGTATTATTAGATAATGTAACTTTACCATCGGGTACTGGTTATGCTAATTCAGATTTTGAAGATAAATTATTTCAAGTAACAAGTATTACAAGTACAAGTGTATTTACAATTACACAAAGTTCTAATGCAACAGCAACAGTTTCAACAGGTGGTAGTTTAGAAGTTAAACCTTATGAAACAGTTGGTCCTGCAGAACAATCGTATGGTTATGGTTGGGGTATTGATACTTGGGGCACTGGTGCATGGGGAGAAGCAGCCTCAGCATCTGAAGTAACTCTGGAACCAGGCCTCTGGAGTTTAAGTAATTTTGGTCAGGTATTAGTTGCAACAATTGCAAATGGAAAAACTTTTACATGGAATGCGGGGGACGCTTCAAGATTAACAACAAGAGCATCTACATCAACCTCAGGATTTTCTACATCAGCTAATCCAACAGCTACTAGAGTATCTCTGGTATCACCTACAACACGTCACTTAATACATTTAGGAACAGAAACTGTTATTGGTGATACATCAACACAAGATGACATGTTTATAAGATTTTCAGATCAAGAAGATATTAATAATTATACACCAACTGCAATTAATACTGCTGGATCACAAAGATTACAAGATGGTACAAAGATTATAGGTTCACTAAAAGCAAAAGAAGCAATTCTTGTTTGGACAGATAATGCATTGTACACAATGAAATTTATTGGTGCACCTTTTACTTTTGGGTTTGAGCAGGTTGGTACTAACTGTGGATTAATTGGTAAGAACGCAGCAGTTGAAATAGATGGTGTTGCTTTCTGGATGTCTAATAATGGTTTCTTTATGTTTGATGGTACAGTTAAATCTCTACCATGTTCTGTCGAAGATTATGTTTATGATCAAGCTGATACTACCAAAGGTCAACAAATTTATGCTGGATTAAATAATCAATTTACAGAAGTAACTTGGTATTATCCATCAAATAGTTCTGATTATAATGATCAATATGTAGTTTTAAACTATGGAGAAAAAGTAGAAGGTGGAGTTTGGTATATAGGAACTGAAGCTAGAACTTCTTGGATTGATGCTAGTGTATATCCTAAACCATCAGCTACTAAATTTAATGACTCAGCTACAGGGACTTTTCCTGTTATTGTAGGTGAATCCGGATTAGGTCAAACAACTTTATTTGAACATGAAATAGGTACTGATCAAGTAAATCCTGATGGTACTACAACTACAATTACTTCTTTTGTTAAATCTTATGATTTTGACATACAAAGTGAAGGTACTTCAGGTGATGTATTCTTAGCTATGAGAAGATTTATACCTGATTTTAAAGACTTACAAGGTAATGCAAAAGTAACCCTTGCTGTTAAACGTTACCCTCAACAATCAGATACAACTACTTCTTTGAGTCCCTTTACAATCAACGCAAATACTGATAAAAAGGATACAAGAGCCAGAGGCCGGTTTGTTAATATCAAGATAGAAAACACTGATGTTAGTGAGTCTTGGCGCTTTGGTACATTAAAAATAGACATACAACCGGATGGACGTAGATAATGGCAACTTTATTTGATCTAGCACAAGCATATTTAAACAGAGCTTTACCTGAAACTTTTAAATATGATAGAACTCAACCACCTACAATAGGACCTGTTATTCCGGTACAACCAGAACCAATAAAACAATTACCTGTACAAGGTGATGATAATTTTAGTGTTTACAATCCTGATCCTAATACAATAAGAGACGAAAGTAATTATAATGAAAGAGCTTATATGAAAGCTAATCCTTCTGAATTTTTTGATTTAAATAATCCTAATGAAATGAGTGGATTAGACCCTAAACAACTAACTGGTATACCTGGTGCAATACAAAGTTATATGAAAAATAGTATACCAGGACAATTAATTGGAAGTGCAGTACGTGGAATAGAAAGTTTACTTCCTGTAAATCCAAGAGCAAAATTAGAAAATGAATTATTAGGTTCTGGTATTATGCTAGATGACATTGGAAGAGTTGTAAGCAATGATTACAATACTGCAGAAGGTATTATGGCTGGATACAACGCAGCTAAAGTAACTGATAAAACTTTTGATAAAAGAAGAAATACTATTGAAAAAACTTTAGGAACTAAATATGGTTTATCTAAATCTCAAATTGAAGCTGCTAAAAAAGATCCTAACTACAAAGGACCAGGTGCAGATTTAGTAAATAGATTAGGTCTATTAGATGAGTCACAAGATTTATTTGGTGATGCTAGAACCAGAACTAAAGATATATTACAAGAAGAATATAAACAAGATCCTAAATATCAATTTACAGGACCTAATGTTCAAGGAGATTTTAAAAGTATATTAGGTACGAAACCTATTACTAAATATAGAGATCCAATAATGGATATGGTTTCACCACCAGCACAAATTTCATTAGAAAATATTATAGAACAAAACAAAGCTAAACAAAAAATGCAAGACCTTATTAATATGTCTGGAACTGCAGATGACATAGATAATGATCCTTTTTTTAAAGATGCAACAGCAGATTCTGGAACTATTATGTCAGACGCAAATACTAAAACTAAAACTAAAACTAAAACTAAAACTCCAAGTTTTAATATACATGGTGGAGGAGATGGACCTGTAGAAAGACCAGGACCTTCAAAATCTAAATCGGTAAGTAAAACTAATAAAGATTATGGTCAGTTTGGTAGAAGACAACAACAAACTAGTCAGGGTGGAGGAGCAGGTAATTCTTCAGGTGGATGTTTCTTAAAAGGAACTTTAATTACAATGTTAGATGGAACTAAAAAACCAGTAGAACAAGTTGATCTAGGTAATGAAGTTGCAATCGGTGGTAAAGTATTTGCAACAGGTAAATTCTTAGTTAAAAATTTACATGACTATAAAGGTATTAAAGTATCCGGTAGCCACATGGTTAGTGAAAATAACAAATGGGTTAGAGTCGAAGATAGTGAACATGGTAAATTATTAGGTAATGAAGAACACACAGTTTATGTATTTGGTTCTGAAAACAGAAGAATTTTAATTAATGACATTTTATTTACAGACTACTTTGAAGTAAATGAACAAGATAAATTAATGAATAACGAAGAAGATTTTTTTGATAATTGGAAACTGTACGCAAAACAAGATAGTGGGAATAACGTAGACATTATTAATGCAAGCTAGAAAATGGATTGTAAGTAAAGATTATTCTACTATCTCTAATTGGTGTAAACAATATGATTGGGATAATGCTATACCTAAAGAAGTTTTACCAAAGGTAGGTATTATGATAATTGATAAAGAACCAATTTGTGCAGCAGGTTTATTCATAGATAAAACTTCCAAACTAAGTTTTATGTGGGGAATATTCTCAAATCCAAAAGTTAATAAAATTAAATTATATAAAGCAATGAAACTTTGTATTGATGAAATAAAAAAAGAAGCAAAGAAAAATAAACTTTCTTTTGTTTATTCA